GGCTTCCAGCTCAGCCAATGCTCTCGCCGGGATGTCCTGAGACCAATGGGGCAACTTCCATTTGAGGATCGGCGTGTAGAAGCTCTCTTCGAGCGTGTCCTGATAGGCCTGGAAGGTCTCGAAGGCCTGCTCGAGGACCGCACGGCTCTGGGAATAATTGCTCTTGGTCCAGTCGAGCAGGATGATCTCCAGAGGGAGGCCCGCCGGCAGGCCGAGCAGCCGCAGGAACATCCGCACGCTCTCGGGGAAGTTGACGCCGGGAATGTTCCGCGAGATGCCCTCGATCTTGTCGTCGCCCTCGCCGTGGAAGATCAGGGCGTAGTCGAGCTCCGTGACGCGACTGGTCGTCTGGCCGTCTTCGCCGGATTTGTCCTCATCCTCTTCGCTCTCGAGCTGGCCGAGGTCGGGCCCGCCGCTGCGAATGATCGACACCGCGTACCGCGAGAGCTGCTGCCACGAGACAGCCTCGCTCGTCATGATGTCGAACAGCATGTGGAGGATCGGAAACGAAGACTGGAACTGCGGTACGCCCCGCGTCTGGCTGGGCCGCGTCGGGTTCGTGACGAAGAGGAAATTGGCAGGCTGGACCCCGACAGCCCTCCTGACGTCGACGCGGCCGCTTGCGGAGTACGGCGCGACATAGTAGACGATGGGGGCTCCGTAGTCGTTCTTCGAAATCCCGTCGGTGAGCATCTGATGATCGATCTGTTCGGCCTCGATCAGCCGAATCGTCGCCTTGTCCGTGAGAACGACTCCGGTGTCGCCTGCGACGATCAGCTCGCGGCACACCTGGCGGCCCACCTGCGAGCCCGACAGCAGTCCCCGGATCTCGGGCCGGCGCCACCATGTCCGCCAGAATCCCTCGATCCTGGCGTTCGCGGCCTTGGAACTGGTCTTGACGCGGAGGCCGAATCCATTGCCCACGATGTACGAGACCATCCGCTCCAGCATGCCCACGTAAATCGCGTTGTTCCGCTCGAAGTCGCGGCTCTGGGCCAGCAGTCGCTTTCTATGGAAATCGAGATTGGCGTCTCCGGAATAACTGGTGAAGGCCCGGCCGTCGGCGTCGGCGGACGTGGCGGCTCGATATCCGTAGCCTGTGAATCCATAGGTGCCGCGGTGATGGACGACGTCGAGCCCGTTCTCCGGTCTCGCTGCGCGAGAGCTCTTCGGAAGCGCTCGCCGCAGCGGCCTTCCTCCTGAATCCAAAATGGCATGGCGTCGCGTCATCAATAGTACCTGCATCTTCCCCTGACGAAACTGGTTCGACTTCGGGTCGCGGCGGTCGATGCGACGATCGGCTCGAGCTTGGCTCGGAGGTTCTCCAGACTGGCGAATTGAACGCTCTGGTCCGCGGCCGAGATCGTCTCGGGCTTGCAGGCCAGAAGGTACATCACGGCCTCCAGCAGATTCGCGGCCGTGGCGGCGGACTCCCACCATCGCAGGTTGTCCTTGTACTGCGCGAGCGCTTCTGCCAACGTGCTGGAACTGGTCAATGCCATTTTCAAACGCCATCACAAAAAAGAGCCACGTCGTCAGGGGGCCAGCCCTGGCCGACATGGCCCGGAAAAAGACAAGGGCGACGTCTGTGTCAGAGGTGCAGCTCTGCACAGCCGCCGCCCGGAAAAGGCGAACGCGGCCGTGCAGTTGCGTCGGGCCCTGCACGGCCGCGTCAGTCAAGCGAATCAGTTGTCCGGTGGTTCAGGTCACATGGCTCTTGCCCTTCAAGGCTCCTCGACTATAGTTCGTCGATTCGTCAGAGTCCATTTCGGCACGACATCTACAGTCACGCAAGGGCCTGCTTCGAACTTTGCGAAAGATGTTTCCAGAATCTGGAAGAATTTTCAGGGTCGACTCACGTCCACCGTCTCTTGTCGGCCGCATGGCCGTCCTGACGCTGCAGGCGGGCCGTTTCCTCGCCGAGAATGTGGCGGCAATGGCCCTGCAGGACCGTTATGACCTCGTCCGTCGGGAAGTCGACCATGACGTGCGAGCTCAAGAGATCGTCCGGCGGCGAATCCTTCGCCTTGTGGTGGACCGTGACCAGATACCGGCCGCATTTCATCGCGGCATAGAGGGAGGCCATCAGCGGCGGATTGCCCCGCAGCATGGCGAAGAGTTCTGTCTCGGCCGAGGCGCCGCTCGCATCTCCTGTCTCGTCGCTCGTCTCTTGTCGCTCGTCGCCCGGTTCGGTCCAGCGGCCGTGCGATACCAACGCGTTGAGCCGCTTCGCCAGCTTCGGGTCGAACTCGCCGCGCATCATGTGCTCGTGCACGGCCCAAATCAAATCCTCGAGGATTTGCACGCGACCCTGAAGGGTCATCGCCTCGGTCGTGATCGGCGGGTCCGCCGCTTGCACGCCTCCATTCTCCACTGCTCCGACGCTTCCGCTACCGTCCTGTCCCATTGGTCTGGTCTCCTTGCGGCGATTCGCTCGCCGATGCGAGGCCCTGGTGGGCCTTCTTGATGTGCTTTGTCAGTCCGCTCCTGCGTTCGTACTCGACGCCGCAGTGCGGGCAGATACACTGCTCCCCGGAGTGCCCGGACGTCTTGTCGGTCGCCGCCGGCTCTCCGCGGATCGTGAATCTCACGCTGCGGCACAGGGATCCCCTGCATCTGCGATGCTGGATCCCGCGTTCGGCGTCCGTGTGCACCGCGAACGTGTTGAACTGCTTGCATCGCGGACAGCGGATCGCCGTCTCGAAAATCCATTTTCTCTTGGTTGGCGTGGTCACTGGAATCCTTTCGAATCGACTATTTATAATTGACGATGTACGATCTTTGCCTTTGCGCTGCTTGGCCGAGCTCTGCCTTTGCCTTACGCCGCAAAACTGGGCCCTGCGCTGCCTTTGCGTTACACCGCTGTACAGAGCACTGCCTTCGCGTTACTCTGCCTTGCCTTACTCTGCCTTTGCTACGGTTTGCTTCACGCCGCCTTTGCGCTACCACGCGGTACAGAGCACTGCCTTTGCGTAACTGTGCGTTGCGCTGCCATGCCGCGCTATGCCTTAGCGCTACGTCGCACCGCTGAGCCTTTGCCTCGCGGCGCCGCACCCGGCCGCGCCTTCGCTTTACTCTGCTTTGCTTCACTGTGCAGTGCCTTACGCCGCTTTGCCTTTGCCTCGCACCGCAGCGCCCCGCGCTGCTTTGCCTTTGCGATGCTCGGCCGAGCTATGCCTTTGCGGCACAGCGCCTTGCCGGGCTTTGCCTTCGCTTCGCTCTGCCTTTGCCGCGCTTACCCGGGCTCTGCCTTCGCTTCACCCTGCTTTGCTTCACTTTGCCCTGCCTGGCGCTGCGTGGCTCTGCGGGGCTCTGCCTTTGCGGAACACTGCGACGCGTAGCCACGCCGTGCCGTCGCCATCATTACAGCCGTAACCAGGAGAACCTACCGAAGCCCGCATTCCGCCATTGTCCCATGCCCTTCAATGCGCCGTAGTCGAGCCAATTCTCGATGAACGGCATTAGTTTCACGTTCAACACCGTGATCTCTAGCTGAAGGGACGTTCCCGGTGGTATCGCCTCTGACGCAGCGAGGCACACCTGGCCGCCCTTCAGATTGTCTTTTCTCAGCGGACGCTGCAAGATCGGCAAACCGTTTGGCCCCTTCGGCAGATTGTCCCATTCGGGCCAGTCTACCATGGGTGGAATATCCAACCGGATGCGGCGGGGGGACACAAAGACCAGGTTGTCAATCTCCCGCTTATACATGTGTGACGTGAGTCGGACGGGCTTCAGGTGCTCCCCGGTGTGAACGCCGGATTCGATCATTGCGAGGCAGCTATCCTTGAAGAAGCCCTTGACTTGATAGTCCCACAACATCGGCTCCTTCCCGCCATCTCGTGCGAAGACTGTTATCGCCTTGTCGAACCTCTCTGATCCACTGGGCAACGAGGACTCCTCATCTTCCGCGATAGCGTCCCCGGGAAACTTGCTCAGGATGAACTCCTTGGCGATCTCCGGATTCGCCGGCAGGGTCCCGAGCAGCGGTTCCGTGAAGGTCATTCGAATGGACATCACGTTTTCTTTGGTACTCATGTGTACTTCCTTTCAAAAGTTCCAGTCGTTCTTCTCTGTGCCCTCTGTGGCTAGTATTTTGTCCTTATCGACTTTCTTCGCACCGGCGTTCCGATCGGCCTGGCCGGCGGGCGGGGCGGCTGGAGCCAGCGGACGCCGATCAGCTCGGCGGCGTTGCGGGCATGCACGAGGCAGTCCCACCAGTGGTTCGGCTTGCCCGTCTTATTGATCCAGATGACCTGCCTGCGGCCCTTGACAGTGATCTCGCGGGCCTCCTCGGCAGAAAGATGCTGGAGGAATTCGTCCGTCACGTCCCGCGGCAGGTGCATATAGCCCGGACCTGCCTCCTCGGCCTCCCAGAGCATCGAGTGAAGCGAGCTCTTGTAGTGATCCTCATTCATATCGTAGCGGAGGATCTGCCGCATCGCGTCCCTGTAGGGGGCCACGATGCCTTTTCGCATGTGCTCGGATCCGCGGGCCGGGACGATCTTGATCCCTTCCCGCTGCATCTTCCTGCAAAAGAGGATCGTCTCGTCCGTATGGTACGCGCAGTCGATCGACGCCAGGGCGGGATGCCGTCGGGTCTTCGGATCGTCCCTGAGCGGCCATCCGCCGCGGAGATATTGCTCCACGAGGTCCCAGTTCGACGGCTTCGTCGTATCGCCCGTCTCAATCCTGTCGTAGTGTAGGACCCAGCTCTGGCACAAATCGCCCCATCCGACGTCGGCCACGTAGACATGGTCGATCTGGACGTCGAGGCCCCGCGTGATCACCGTGACGCCCGGCGGGACCACGCCGAGCACGCAACTCTGGTCGATATGCTTTCGGAGCTGCTCGATCGGCGTATCCTTGGCCTTTTCCGTCCAGAACTCAGCGAGCTGGTTGTTGATGAAATCCTGCAGGGGCTTGGTGTTGCCGAGGTGCTTCTGCTCCTGGGCCGCGGCCCATTCGGCCGCCAGGCCGTCAACCGTCTGGAAGATGGGATGCAACATTGCGCCCCAGATCCGGATCGAGCGATTGGGACCGTGCGGCCGCTCGCCGTGCACGACGCCGTCCTGTCCGATCGTGGCTCCGCTCTGGATCCATCGCCCGTTCGTCACCGCCTGCCACCTGTCGTACTCGGTCCAGAGGACCCCGCAGTGCGGGCACACGTAGCGCGCGTGGCCGCCGCGGGCGTAGTCCTTCGCGTCCAGCAGGTGGCCCCGTTCGTCCTTGTCGAGGACGATGTGCTCCCAGGCCATCAGATGGGACCGGCCGCAGTGCGGACACTGGGCCCACCAGTCGTAGGGGTCGCCGGTCCGCCAGGTCCGGCCGAAGAGGTCGTCCTCCAGGATCGGCGAGGAGGGGATGAACGTCTTGGCGTTGATCGAGAAACCCCGCTGGCGCCGCTTGCCCAGGCTGATCGGGTCGGTGTCCGAACCCACGGCCATGGGGTACTTGGCCGCCTCGTCCATCACGAGGTAACGGATCGGCTTGTCGGAGAGCGTGATCGCCGAGTTCGCCCAGGCGATGTAGAGGATCATCGACTCGAGATACGTCTCTTTTCCGATATTGAAGTTCGCCACGTCGTTGCCGATCTGGCGCATCAGGCGCGGGCAGGCTTTGAACATGGGGCGGAGTCTGCTGGCGAGTCGCTGCTTGGCGACATCCTCCGTGGGAAGGCAGATCAAGAATGGACCCGGATCGACGTCGCCGGCGTATCCGACCGCGATATTGGCGAACTCGGTCTTTCCACCCTGTGTGCAGGCCGAGGCGTTGAGCTGCTTGAGCGTCCCGCCGGACCACCATCGCATCGGCTCGACCCAGAAGGGCACATACTCGCGGGACCAGCGGCCGTGCATCTGGGCGGTCTCCCGCGGCAGGACGTAATTCGCTTCGGCCCATGCGACCATATCGGGCTTCTCGCGGGGAATCAGCAGCTCGATCTCTTCAGCGAACAGCCCAAGAGGCCTTGCTCGCCGCTCGTCGCTCGTCGCTCGTAGTGTCTCCGTCATCGCGTCAATCCGATCAATGAGGTCAATCCGCCTGGTCACTTCTCTTCAATCATCGTCCTGAGCGAATCTCTGACGTAGACCACCGTGTCGAATCGGTAGTCGTCGACCAAGATCTCCCAGCCGGCATTCCAGGCCCTTGGAACCAGAATGGCTCGGCCTCCAGCTCTCTGAAAAGCGTCCGTGTTCTCATCGCAGTCGTCCAGCAGCACGCCGTTTTTATCCATCGCCTCTTTGAATGGCGTCAGGCAGTACCGTCGATGCCACTGCTCGCTCAGGTGTCGCTCCAGCCACAGGAGTTTTCCCATCGGCGAGGAGCATTCGCGCGTTGGCGAGCTGCATAAGAGGATCCTATCGTTCGGCCAGATTTCCAGAATTGTCCGCCAGATCGCCTGGCCGTCCTCCATCCATGGCGCGGACTCCCAGAACTGCGGGCCGAACATCGCGAAATAGTCGTCCGGCAGGTCGAAGACCTTTCCCAGATCGTAGCGGCCCCTGAGATTTTTCGGGCTGAGATCGAGCTTGAGCAATCGAGCCATCGGCGTAAATGGATCGGCGATCGTTCCATCGAGGTCGACGAAGAGCCATGGGTGGGACGTAGAGGTCGTCGCTCGTCGCTCGTCGCTTGTCGCTCG